CTCTGTTCTAGAAATTTAAACACAGGGTCATTAGTTGCTTTCTTTGCTACTTTACTTAAGTATACAAAAAATGGACTTTGTTGCGGAGATAACTCTGCAACTCTGTCCCCAAAATTAAAGACTCTACGTGTATTATCTAAATCAGCTGTACCTGAACCGGCGGCAGACGCAATATTACTATATACTGTTGCCATTACAACCTCTTATTCTTTTACCCTCTATCAGCTACCTTTTGGTCTTCAAGTAGGGTTATTTTAATTTAAACGGATTCTTACTATCTAAATCCGAAATCATTCTGTCCATAATCTGGTCTTCTGTAGAGCTTGAAGCTTGCTGTCCTATGCTTGACTGTACTCCCATAGGGGAAGGTACTTGTTGCGCTCTCTTTGTTTGTTGAAACGTAGGAGATGGACTAGCCTGAACATTGCCACTCATAGGAGCGCCTTGTCCTTGCCTTATCCTCCACAATTGCACCAAATTATCCATAGTTAATGAATTAGCGGATGACATTTCTTTAATAAAACTTTGAGCTTCATCACCTGTAAGTCCGTATTTAGTTTGCACTAATTTATTAACCTGTGCAACTTCTTTTTGCTTTTTCATATAAGCATCTCTACGTTGGATATCATTCTGTCTAGCTTTCTGCTCAGCATCAAGCTTTTCTTGAATTAATGCCATATCATACTGATGTTTTATCTCTTTATATTCATCCATGTTATCACGCCAATCTTCTACCTCGTCTAAATAACGAGCACTTTCACTAGAAGAGTCTGCATAAGCTTCCTCTCTAGAAAAGCTACGTGGTTTACTAGGTTTTGTAGGTGCATCTGGAAATTTTTGCTCTTGCTGTGGCTCAGGTGAAACAACTTCATTTTGTTTAGCTTGTTGCTGAAATATTTGTTGTTGCTGAGCACGTAATTGCTCCACTTCATTCTCTAATTTTGCAGATTTAGAATGCCAATATTGATACCTTTGAGGGTCATTTTTAGCATCAGATTCTACTGGAGCTTCAGTAGCATTAACTTCTGACTGTTCTACTTGTTCGGGTGTTCCAAAAGCGGAAGCCGTTTCATTTAAATTACCTAGTATTATATCATCAACGGACAATTCGCTTGAGGAGTCCTGATTTACATTATCCTGAGGAGCTTCAAAAGCCTTTGAAGTATCCTGAGAGCCTGCTTGAGGGGTATCCTGTACATTTGTATTTTCCATTAGTCTTGTTCCTTCATGTTAGCTGCCCCTGGTCTACCTCCAGAGGGTGAGCCTTCTTTAATTGAGCGACTGATTTCAGTCTTAACAGTAGATAAGTTGTCATCAAGTCGTCTTTCAAATAAAGTACCAGCAGCTTGCGCTTTATTGCTAATACCATCCATATCTGATTTAAACTTCTCAACTTCAACTCTTTTGCGAAGATTTACTGATTCTCTATCTCTAGTTTGTAAATCTCCAGACAATTTTTTATTTTGTTCTTCTAATTGTTGTACTTGACCTTTTAATTGAGCAATAATATCAGTACGTTCTAAAACGCCTTCGATATCAAATACTTCTGTTTTCTTAAGAACTTCTTCTCTATCAATAAGTCCTTTAGAATAAGCATCCATATAAAACTCAAGTTCAGCATAACGATTTGTAGGTAAGGTTGACCCTGCTACAACTATTACATCATATTTTCCAACAGTAATATTATTAATAACTTGTATTTCTCTAGATTTATCATCATACAACTGTTTATTAATAGCATATTCAGACATTGAATTATTTGGCTGAACAATCCTAAATATTTTTTGTACTGTATATAACTGTTGCATTAAAGGTATAGCAACTTGCCCAACACGGGTAAGGCTAGCTTCAATATCTGCAAGCTTAGATTTAATCTTCCTTTGCCCAAACTCATCTAAAGATACAGTTGCTTTATAGGTTTGAGGAGCTACAGATGAATTTCCCATCATCATTTCATATAATCCTAATTGATGGTCAATATCATTTTTAGCATCTAATTCATTTTTATATAATTCATTTGGAAGAGGCATTGGCTGTACTGGCATAGGTGTTCCAGCATCCATATCTACTGGAATAGCAACTCCAGGTTGTGACCACTTCTCTTCAAATGTTTTCATATCCACACTACCTTCTGGAACTAGTATTTTAGTATTAGTACTAGTAGTAGCATGTGCTATAATCAAAGAACGTGTTTTATTTATATATTCCTGCATATGCTTTACCATTCTAACATCAGAAACAGGAAATGGAGTTCTAGTATGTATATTGCAAAATGGAATCACAGGAAAATGTTCAGTAGGTAAAACTCTACTATATAACTTTTTATCTCCAATAACTACACACTGATGAACACGTTGTACTTGGACTTGTGCTACTTCAATTAAACCTTGTAAAATTAATTGTTGATAATCAATTTCTTTAACATCAGGTTCGTCAGGAGCAGGTAAATCTTCAGCAGGAATACCTTGAGCAGTACTCTCTTCAACCATCGCTTGATATTCAAGCATCATTTTTTGTTGAATTTGCATAATAAGTTGTTTCGCCTGCTCAGGGTCTGTAACTGGCTGACCATTAATTATCCATGCTGGTTTTTTTATATAAGTATCAAAATCTTCTTTATCTAATAAATCTTCATGACCACTAAATGATTCAAATATTCTAAACTTACTAACTAATTCTTTAGAATACCATTCATATCCACGAACATACTCATCACTATCTCCAAAAGTTCCGAAATTTGTTTTAGTTTCAGTGTCTTCTGGAAATATAGTTTCGCCATCATCTGCTCTATCTGTTTGAGGCCTATCAGACCACTGGTCAGAATTAACATTATCAATAGCTGTTTCATATATTGGATATAATTTTTTGGCTTGGTCACGTGTAAAAAATCGAGAAATTATAATATTCTCGGCATCATCGAAAAATCGACTTCTAGAATTAGGGTCGACATAAACATCAAGAGGGTCTACACTATGTATGCAAACTTCTCCTTTGCCCATATCCATCATAGGGTCTTGATATACGTGTATATAACCCAAGCCAGTTACATAGTAATCATCTACGACTTCTCTTATAACTGAACGCCCATCTGATATATCATACATATAAGATAATAATGCACTCAATGTTTGAGCAACTTTATTATCAGAATCTTCTCTTGCTGCAACACGAAAACTAGGGCGCCTAGAAGTAATCATAGCTTTAGCTGCTTCTACAGCTGGATGTATACGATTGACTACAATAGGAGCTTGCCCACGAGATTCAAGGATTCGTTTCTCTTCTTGTGTCCACTGCTTCCCAAGTCTAAACTCTTTGTCTTCTTGCGCATGAGTAGCCCAGGTCTCTCTGTTCTTAGAATATGTTCGCCATAAACTATGAACTTTATCTACGAGTTCATCATCATTGAGCTGAGAATAATTATTTTGAGGGTTTTCTACTTTTGGCATATCGCGTAACTTACAACCTACATTAGCTTCCAGTCAAGGAATTTTTTAATTAAATTACTATTTTCTTCATTTTCTTGATATTTCTTGACCCTACAAGACCTATGACCATCTAATGCAGTCCATACTGCATCCATGATATCATCATGCTTACCTTTAGGGTATGATAGAAACTCTTGTTGTGCATTTATATCTTCAGGTCTAAAAAAGAAGTCACCTTTTGCAAACATAGGGACCAGAGAAAGTAAACGTTCTGATTTCGCATTTCGTGGTTTGACGCCTTTCTCTAATCCTGATATGTATAAATTCTCTTCTTGCATAAGCTGTCTTGTTGCAGTCCTTAAAGCTTCTTGATACCCAACAGTTTCTATCTTCATTCTTTTAGGCCTAAACTTTTTATAAACACGTATAATCTCTCCAGGCTGTTCCGCAGGCGAGATACGCTTCTGGAAACAATCAATGAAGTATTTCCTATTATCACTATCAACAGCAATGGAAGCGATGACAAAATAGTCAGCGCGCCTTGATAAAGAGCTAGCAGGGTCAACCCCACAGTACACATCAACTGGTATAACTTTTTCTTTATCATCGTCTAATCTCCTTACTAAACATCCTTGTCCTCCTCTTCTTTCGAATTGATAATGATGCATTTGTAACCACTTAGGTTGAAATGGTGCATTTTCAGGAGATTGAGCAATATTCATATATTCCTGATAAAATCCATTTAAATTACCTACAGATGCAAATTCATCTTTTATTTCTAAAATACGTTCTTTTGGAAATCTTTCTGGCCATATTGACTTTTGATTGTCATCCCATATAGAATACCATAGAGTTTTCCATGCACTACTCTCTTTTGCCCAATATAAGAAACAATCTTCTGAAATAACTGTTCCTATCATACATATTTTCCCCTCATCAGACAAAGATGGTATAACAGCTTCTGTTACCCACTTTCTATTCTTTGCACGCGCTTCAGAAGTATAGGCATTTAATTCTGATTCAAAATCATCTACTATAATAAGATTAGGTCTTGTATCTCCTTCGATAAAACCCCTAACTCTCTGACCAGTACCTACAGCTACTATTCTAGTTCCATTAGCTAAAACAATATC